TGAACCGCGCCGCTCAACAACTCGGACGCCTAGGGGGCCGCAAAACCTCCGAGGCAAAAGCCGCCGCCGCAAAAGCAAACGGCGCGAAGGGCGGACGGCCTCGGAAAACTCCGAAGGCCGAGCCGCCTTCTGAGCCAGCTAACGTCCCGGATCAGATACGCGAGGACTAAAATATGGAAAACACGACAGACAGCCCCCGAGCGTTATCTGCATCCGATTTGTTCGGCTTGGGGGATGAGCTTGCTTTCCGCCGCCAGTTCGTCACGCAGTTTCTCGCGAGCTACTGCGCAACCAACTTCAACGACTTCTGCGCCCGAGGACTACAAGACAAACTCGAAACGCCCCCCGTGGAAGATGCCGATTATCTCTCATTCGCAGCATGGAAACACTGGTGCGAAACGATGAAGCTGAACACTGTTTCCGCCGTCCGGTCTTCGCGTGTCCAAAAGAAATCCGAAAATACCTCTTGCAATACCCAACGATGGGTATAGAGTGAAGCCATGAAAACGAACTTCCGAATCGGTCAGACAATCAAAAACAAGAAAACCGGCACAAAGGCCAACGTGACGGCAATCTGCAATGACTACATCGTGGCGGTCAGCTACGACCACGGCGCGTTCCGAATCTACGCCGACAGGGTGGAGGACTTCGAGTGAGCTACGGGGTCGGCTACATGCGGACGGAAACGGACTGGATGCTGATGAAAATCTTCGCGACCAAAGAGGCGGCGGAAGCCGACCTCCCCAAGTGGGGCAATCCGGTCGCTCCGCCGGATCGGTTTTCGGTGCGCGAACTGTCGGAAGAACTGGAATCTGGTGCGAGGCGCAACGGCTGTGACTCTGACGCCCAAAGGCCACGGGCATCGGATAGCCTGAACAGGGAGTGCGACTCTCCCGACCAGAGCCAATCCCGGCCTGTAATAACCGCGTGTGTGGACTGCGGCGAGAATGCGCCGGAGCATGGGCTGGTGTGCGATGAGTGCCGAATTACCTCTCTGAATGACTAAAATGAAACACGCAATCCATAAAATTATCTGCTGGTATCTGCGCCGCTGCGGTGGCGCTTTCCACTGCTACAACTACGGCGCGTCAGGCCGATACGTCCAACTGATGACGGAAACCCAATACGCCCAATACGCCAAACGGTGTGACACCGGATCGGAGGCCAAATGAAATGCCCGCACTGTGGTAAAGAAATCAATCCCGCCGCGATGCTTGGAAGCATCTCGTCACCTGCGAAGGCGGAAGCGGCGCGTGAAAACGCGAAGCTCGGCGGCTGGCCGAAGGGCAAGAAGCGTGGAAAACGGAAGCGCAACGCCCGGCGGCGGAACGACCAAGCTCAGCCACGCGGGAACTAAGATATGAAACAACCAGAGACTCAAGCGAACAACCCAGAGCGCCCGCCCGCGTTGGCTGAAGCGCGTGGTTCGGCGTCTGGGCTGGAACTCCGTAAATGGTGCTTTGAGAGAGCAATGGCTCTCAAGGATGACTTGGACATCGTGGCTGACCTGATCTACAAGGCTGCCGAAATCGAAGCCTACATCACCGAAGGCAAGAATCCGCGTGGAGACTTCTACTCGTGCGTGGACGCCGCACTCAACGAAGTGGATCACGGAAGCGTGCCGGAAGTGTCGGACTCATCCAAGCGCAAGACGATGGTGGTCGTGCGTAAATGGCTCAAGGAATATGACGCGCTCGACTAAGACGCCGAACGATGGAACTCAACGACCCCGGAACTAAATCTATGAGCGCACGAGCAATTCTCGATTCACCCACGGCGTCGCCCGGGGTTCGATGCAGTGACGGGTTCAGCATCCCGCGTGAACAACTCAACATCCTACGCCACGCAATCGGCTACGATGATAACGGGAACGACAACTATCCAAATGCGCGCTCGGACGATGAACGCCGCAACCGCTTCGTAACCAGCCCGGCGCACAAGGATGGTCAGAACTGCCAGCGAAACGTCGAACAGGGCTGGATGGCTGACCTGGGTGCTCAACACATGATGAGCATGGATCACTTCTACGTGGTGACCGATGCGGGGAAAGCAGTCGTGAGACTGCACGCGCCGCTAAAGAAACGGCTGACAAAATCTCAAGAGCGGTATCGCCGCTTCCTGGATGCTGACTCAGGCCTTCGCTTCGGTGAATGGCTCAAACGGGACAGGATGCTGAACGTGAAGGTCAGCGAGGGCAGCGGCCAGTGACGTTGAATCTGCGAAAGGCGTGCGCCCGCTGCCCTTCGCTGGACCGTATGGTTCGGGCGCGTCAAACAACAAAACAAATGAACATCGAAGCAGAAATCATAGCGGACAAAGAACTGCGCCGGGACACCGACGACATCATTCAGCGGGTGAAGTCGCTGCCTCCGAGCCGTGAGCGGTCACTGACCATCACAAAGCTGCAAGAGGGTGTGATGTGGCTGGGGATGGACCTCAAGCGCATCAACGAAACCGCGCCGGGCAGCATCGAGAATCCGTATCCAAACTCGAAAGACCCGAGCAATACTAAAATCGAGCCAACGGCTGACGGCCTGAAGCTGTGAGCCTCCGGGCGTGGAGTGACTAAGCGCCCGAACACTGTTTATGCACCAACCCATTCGTATAATGAACAAGACACGGGAACAAAACATTGAGGTGTTGATCCAGCAAGGACGCAAGTGGATGGCACTACAAGGCAAGCCGCTGACGACGGAACGGCAATACCTGCATTTTGTCCGCCGCTTTCTCCGGTTCACGTATTCGCAGCCGCGCGATCTGACCAGCGAGAAAAAGTTTGAGAACTGGCTGACGCATCTGGTGCTGGATTGTGATGTGGCGGAAAGCACGCAATCTGTGGCGTTCAATGCGGTGTGTTGGTTCTACAAGAACGTGCTCAACCGGCCCATGCAGAAGGTGGACGCTTTGCGCGCTTGCAAGCCTGAGCGTGTCCGAACGGCGTTGCCAATCCAAGATGTGATGCGGTTGCTGGATGATGTGCGGGATGTGAGCGGCTATCCCACACGGATGGTGACGCGGTTGCTTTATTCCTGCGGACTGCGCTTGAGTGATGCGGTGAATCTGCGCGTGAAGGACATCGTGTTCGGCAGGAATGAAATCATCATCCGCGGCGGCAAAGGCAAGAAGGATCGCGTCATCGGCCTGCCTCAAGACCTGATCGTGCCGTTGCAACGGCAGATCGTGGTGGCGCATCAGAAGTTTGAGCAGGATGCCCACAACCGGATACCGATCCAGATAGATCATTGCCTGGGCGGGAAGTATCCCGAACTGCCGTGGTCATGGCATTGGGCCTGGGTGTTTCCGCAACACTTCCCATGCGCGCACCCGCGCACCCGGCAGATCGTCCGGTATCGGATGCCTCACGGCAAGGTGCAGCAGGCCGTGCGCGAGAGCCGGCGGCGATTGAATATTGATCCTGCCACCACGCCGCATGTGTTGCGGCATTCCTTTGCCACGCATCTGCTGGACGGCGGCGTGAACGTGAAGGCGTTGCAGGAGCACATGGGGCACACCGACCCGCGCACGACCATGGGTTATTGCCATGCGGACGCCAAGAGCGTGCCTGATCCACTGGCCCGTTTGCGGCAGACCCTTCCCAACTACAACCCTGTGGCGAGAACGCCGCATCAAATCACCATTGGATAGATGATGACCGAGAACGAACAACAACCGAAAACAGATGGCCGCGTTGTCACCAACGCAGCCACGCACGGCGTCTTTGAGCCGCACCCGTTGTTGCCGTTGCCGCCGGCGGAGAAGATGGCGGAGGCCATGGCCGACCCGGCACGGCGCGAGCAGTTGCTGAAATTTCTCAACGAACGCCGCCACGCGCTGGATCTGGCCAAGAGCGATCCGTTGAACCATCGCCTGCGCCTGCCCGGCTCGCGCGTGGTGGATGAGTTGTTGCAACGCTATCAGATCGTGTACGAGGCGGGCGGCAAACGCGCAGGCAAGACGGTGGACGGCGTGCCGCGTTTCCTCAAGTGCTGCCTCAAATACGGCAAGGCCAAACGGTGGTGCATGCAGGACAATGACAAATCGAGCATCGCCAACCTGCAGCAGCTTGTGTGGGAAAATCTGCCGCCAGAGATACAGGCGTTGAACATGAAAGGCGCGCGTGATCCCAACTGCAAATTCCGCGTCCACTACAAACCCGCCACGGGCTTTGACGGCGTGTTGATCCTGCCCAACGAGTGCGAGATCCATTTCCTGAACTACACCATGAATCCCAGCGATTATCTCGGCTGGAAACTGGGCAAGGAACGCAATGACATCCCGCTCGATCCGGACGTGCCGGACATCGGCGCGTTGCTGGACGAGAACTGTCCGCTGACCTGGCTGGACAACATCATTTTCCGCGTGTCCGATCTGGGCGCGAAGATCCACTGGATGTATTCGCCGCAGGACGGCATCACGCCCGCCATCAAAGCCGTGACGCGCGGCGCGGTGACGGTGGAGAGCGCCCCGGCGGAATTGTTGAGCGACCGCGTGAACATCCCCGGGCTGCCCAAGGGTCACATGCCCCGCGTGCGCCGTTGTGTTTACGGCAAAGTGGAGGTGGGCATCTATCATCGGTTCACATCAGACAATCCGTTCAGCCGTTACGCCGAGAAGGGCGGCTTGCGCGAGGTGTGCGAGGGGCGCGACAAGGACTTCATCATGCGCAACGCCTACGGCTATTGCGAGGACGTGCGGGGGCGTGCCTGCCCCAAGTTTGGCGAGTGGAACATCATCCCGCCGGAAGCCGTGAGTGCCGAGGGCACGAACTACATGGTGACCGATCCGGCCGGGGCAAGGAACTGGTTCACGTTCTGGGCGCGCGCGTTGCCGGGGGGAGACATCCACATCTACCGCGAATGGCCGGACTGGCAGAATTTTGGAGACTGGGCCGTTGTCTCGCAGAATCCCAAGAAGTTGAATGGCGATCGCGGCCCGGCACAGCCCACCATCGGCTACGGGCCGGCGCAGTACAAGAACCTTTTCTTGCAACTGGAGAAGATCGCCGTGCCGTTGGCGTTGCGGCAGAGGTCAGAGGCCGGAGGTCAGAGGCCGGAGTTGAGCGCGGAAGAATTGGACAAAATATTGGCTGGCGTCCCTGACGCCCACCATCGCGCGCGGATCCGGCGGGCGATGCGTCCGGCGCGCTGGCCTGAGCCGGAGGAAGATTTGGAAGACCTGCGCGAGATCATCTTTGAACGGCTCATTGACCCGCGCGCGGCGCGCAACCAGAGCGCGAGCGACGGCGCGTTTGCCGATCTTGTGAGCAAGTTGGAGGCGCAGAACCGGGACGAGCGCACGGGCGCGATCATCGCCGAGCCGATGAATTTCATCCCCGCGCCGGGCCTCGATCTGCGGGACGGCATCAGCGCCATCAACGAGCTGCTCTATTTCAACGAGCGCGAGGAACGCGTGGCGTTGATCAACGCGCCCAAGCTCTACGTGAGCAGCGCGTGCCGGAATCTCATCTGGGCCTTGAGCACCTACAGCCTGCCCAACGACAGCGAGACGGCGGATGACGCGTGTGAAGATCCCATGGACGGGCTGCGCTATCTGGCCACGCGCGGCGCGCATTACATCGTGATGGGAGGCAAGGTGAAGACGCGCGGGGGCGGGAGCTATTGAAGAAATTATGAGCGAGCAAACAAAAATCCAATGGGCAGACGACACGATCAACTTCTGGTCGGGCTGCACGAAAGTCTCTGACGGCTGCAAGAATTGTTACGCAGAGACACTGGCGGGACGCTTCACCACATTCGGACAGTGGGGCAAAGGCGCACCGCGCAAGTGGCACGAGTCGGCGGTGAAGCTGGCGCATAAGTTGAACAGACAGCCGTGGATTTGTGATGATTGCGGCATGGCACACGCGAATCCCGGACAGATTTGCATGACGAAGGATTGCCAGTGCGAGACGCGCCACCGCCGCCGCATCTTCTCACTGAGCCTTGGCGACTGGCTCGACCCGGAAGTGCCGATTGAATGGCTGGCGAAGATGTTGGACGTGGTGCGGCAGTGCCCGGACGTGGACTGGTTGTTGGTTACGAAGAGGCCGGAGTTGTTTCAACAACGCATGAAGGCATTGCTTGATGCGTGGATGGAAAAGGACGCGACCATCTGGCCGGAAACCAAAGAGAATGACTTCTGGTGGTTCGTTGAAAGTTGGAAAAACGACGGTCACGCTCCCAAAAACATCATGGTTCTCACGAGCGTAGAGCAATGCTGGTTGGAGCAGTCTGGTTAGCTCGTCTCGCTCATAACGAGAAGGTCGTTGGTTCAAATCCAACACCAGCACCCAATACCGAACACCGTTCACTACCACATGAGCAAACAAAACTTCAAGCAGCCCCCGTCCCTGCCCAATAATCGCATCGCCATTGACTTGGATGCGTTCTTCAAGCCGACATGGAAGCAACGCCTTCAACTCGCGTTGGGATACACCATCGTCATCAACAGCAAGTGCTACATTGACCGCAAGAACGAATCCGTTTGCGCTGGCATCACCATGCGATTGAGCGACAAGCTCACCGCCGAGGAGCAAGCCAAGGAAAATTATGCAGCCGTCAAACCAACGCCATGAAACCAAAAGGCATCCTGTTCAAAGGCGCGATGATTCGTGCCCTGCTCAACACACAGGTCGGCGTCTGGCCTCCGCAACCGATTGACCCGAAGAAGCCCTACAAGGGGCAAACGCGGCGCACGATTGACCCGCAGCCACCGTGCGATTGTTCGTATGAAATCAACGGCGCGATGACTCATGCGCTGTGCTTCTCAGCAAAGCCGGGCGTCACGACCATTCCAAAATTGTGGGTGCCGCCAACTGCGACCAGCACAGACCATCGCCTGCCGTGTCCCTATCCCGTCGGCACGATTCTCTACGCCAAGGAGACGTTCAGCGCAGACGGTGCGTTTGGCGCTGATGGCCGCAAGCTCTATCGCGCTGACATCGCGAACGGCAAACACCCCAGCGGGTTGAAGTGGAAGCCATCCATCTTCATGCCGATGGTTGCCGCCCGCCTCTGGTTCGAGGTTGTCAAGGTGCGCGTCGAGCGGGTGAATCAGATCAGCGAGGAAGATGCCTTACTTGAGGGCATCCCTCTCGACATCGAATCCATTCGCCGCAACAACTACAAGCAGGCTAATGCGTATCGTGAACTGTGGGACTCCATCAACGGCGCGGGTAACTTCGCCACCGGCCCATTCGTTTGGGCCTACGACATCAAGCGCATCAACAAGCTGGAGGGTTTGCGCGTGAGGGAGTTCTACCATGCCTAAATTACGCCAAAGCCATGAGCCGGTGACGCAGGCGGTGTTTGACCGGCTGCCGCTGCTGTTGCGGGCGGCGGAGGTGAAATGGGCCACCGGCTGGAGCGATGCGGAACTGGCCGCCGAGGTGCGGGACGGCCGCGTGAAGGCCGTGCCCAACGCCGCCAAGAACAAACGCAAGGACAAGCACGGCAAGAAACGCGCGTGCAAAACCAACTACCACAAATACACCAAACTCAGCGTAGCCAAGGTGCTGGGGTTTGGATGTTGAGATTTGACCCAAAGAAACCAAAACCAAGAAAGATCAAGACCATGCCAAAAGCCACTGTAACATTGCCCGTGTTGGTGACCATTGATGTGCCGGCGGAATACGCCGCCAAAGTCACCCGTGAAGACCTCGTTTGCATGGCACGCGCCGCGTGCCCGGATTCCATGACCGTGCCGCCCCACGGTCCGCCCAATGGCACACAGGTGGAGGTGGAGGGCGTTGCCCAGGAAGAAGAGGGGCTACCAGTGTTCGCCGACCTGTTTGTCGAGCATGACATCACCAGCTCGCCGGTGATCGAATTCGCGGATAACTTTGAACGGGCTGAATCGGAATAAGATTGGATGTTGACAGAAACCGTGAAACGCATTACCAACCTTTCAACCGCAGCCGCCCACGCTGCACACGCACACCGATTATGAAGACACGCACCAGCCGTGGGCGCACGCGTTCCATCGCGCGCCATTCCGAAGTCGCCACGCTCAACGATCCCCACATCGAACAGTTGCGCGAGGATTTTGAGTTCACCCTCAACGAGCGGGACAGTTCCCTGTTCACCCGCATGAAGCTCAACTTCGAGACGCGCCACAATATCTGGGCCGGTCAATCGTCCGATGGCCGCAAGTGGACGCCGCGCCGGGGGGAGGATCAGGTGTTCCCCTGGCCCGGCAGCAGTGATGCAAAAGTTTTCTTGGTGGACAAGTATATCAAGAAGCATGTGGCCATGCTCATGGCGTTGGACAACAAGATGCGCGTGCGGGTGAACGCCACGGAGATCGCGGATGAGGCGTGGGCCACGCGTATGACCAATTTCCTGCGTTGGATGAAGACCACGCAGATGACCGAGCGGCGCGGCGAGAACGAACTGCTGGCCAACTACCTGTTGGAACGCGGCGCGGGCATCCTCAGCACGGTGTGGTGCAAGAAAACCCAGTTGCAGTACGAGCAGGTGGATCGCGAGAGCCTCGCCACGTTGGCCATGCAGAAATTGCAGGAGGGTGACACCCGGTTTGCGGATCTGCCCGGCATGTTGTTTGATGCCACGTTCGCGCCGGAAGCGGCCGTGTTGCTCGCGGAGCTGTTCCCAGACGTGCCGTCCGGACGCCTGGAGCGCGTGGCGCAGGACGTGGCGTTGACGGGCGCGGCGCAGTTCCCCCGTCCCGCCGTGGTGTTGAACCGCCCCAAAGTCATCGCCCGCTGCCCCAATGAAGACATCTTCCTCAGCCCGGATGCCAGCAGCCTGGACGAGGCCAACGTGTATGAGGTGGAGGTGATGCGGGAAAGCAAGTTCCGCAGTCACGCCAAGGAATACGGTTGGGATGAAGCGTGGACGGAAGAAGTGTTGGAAACCCAGCAGGGCAATGTGGAATTCGGCAATCTCCAGTTCGCGTTGCGCAACACGCGCCAGCTTGCCAGCATCCTGCCCAACCGCGGCGCGACGGACAGCCGCAAGCTGTTCCTCGTGGTCCACGCGTACCGTCGCCTCAGCGATCGCGAGGGCGTGCCGGGCATCTTCTACACCGTGTTCCACCCGCACCTGAGTGAGACCGTGGCGCGGCATGAATTGCTCAACTACGCGCACGGGCAATTGCCGCACACACTGTTCGCGCAGGAGCGGCGCAGCCGCCGCCTCGATGACTCGCGCGGGTATGGCGAGATCGCCAGCACGGCGCAGCAGAGCATCAAGAACCAGTGGGACATGCGGCAGGATCGCGCCAGCATCGCCACCCTCCCACCCAGCTTTCATCCCATGGGTCAAGCGCCGGACAAATGGGGGCCGGGCGTGCAAGTGCCCACCAACACGCCAGACCGTTACGGCTTCATGGACGTGCCCCGGCACGATCCCGGCAGCAAGGAAGAGGAGATGACCGTGCAACTGTTTACGGATGATTATTTCGGGTTCAACCCCGCGCCGGAAGCGATGATGGACAGCATGAATCTCAAGCAGAAGTTGGCGGATGATTGGATGTATGGCCACGCGCGCGTGGACACGCAGGTGTTGCAACTCTGTCAGCAGTTCATGCCGGATCAGTTTTATTTCCGCGTGGTGGGCAGCAGCCAGGGCAAACCCATCCAAAGTTCGCGGGAGGACATCCAAGGCCAGTTCGATCTGAGCGTGGGCTTTGACATCGGCAATCTTGATCCCGAGATGAAGAAGGCCAAGCTGGACGGCTTGCAGACGGCGTATGCGTTTGACGCCACGGGCCAGTTGGATCGCAGCGAGGGCTTGATGGTGGCGTTGGATATTGTTGACCCGAACCTGAGCGAGCGGCTCATCAAACCGGGCGAGGCGGCGTCCATGCAGGAAGTGGAGGACGAACAGCAGCGTGTGTTCGTGTCGCTCATGGCGGGCATCCCGGTGGCCGTCAAGCCCGGCCAGGCGTATCAGTTGCGCATGCAGACCTTGCAGGAAACCTTCCAGCAGAACCAATACGCGCAGCAGCTCTACGGGAACAACGAGCAGACCAAGAAAGCGTTTGACAAGCGCATGAAGGATCTGCAACAGGCGTATCAGAACGCGCCCGGCGGACCGAATGCGGTGATCGGCCGCGGCGGCCCGGCGTTCAAACCCAAGATGCTTTCCAACGCATGACCTTTTCCAAACTGAAAGCCCTGGCTCTGGCCATGCCAGAGGACGAGCGGGACGCCACGCTGAAACAGTTGTGCAACGATCCGCGCTTTGCGGCTGTGTTGCGCGTGGTGTGGGATGAGAAGGAATCCGCCAGTGATGATGCCGCGCTGCCGCCGCGCGCGTTGCATCACGGCGTGATGGCGCACGCCGCCGGCAGCCGTTACGCGCTGAACATGCTGGAGAACCGCGTGCGCGCCGCCTGCACGCCGGAGAAGATCAGACGGCAGAAGTCAGAGGACAGAGGCCAGCCGGAGGATTAAGCCGGAACTCATAAACTCAGAAAAGGGTGCGGCAAATTTCCTTCTGAGTTTCTGAGTTTTGGCTAGAGCCGTGAAATCACAATCGCGCCAAACTTCCGTCAACTTCCCTTAACTTCCGCAAACTTCCAAGGCGTCCCCTTGCGTCCCTCTCGCGCCGGAGCGTAACTGCGCACACACGCGAGGAAGTTCTGTTGGCTTCCCGCCCGGGGATCACAACGAGACCCGGTAGTCACACCCCAACTGCTGCCCCTTGCGGGCGTTAAACGCATGAAACCTGTTGAACCCGCGCCAGCGGCCAATCTGACCGTGGCGCAACTCGGCAAAGTGCTGACTCAGAAACCTGCACCCAGCCCCAAGACCGATGGCAAACCGTCCGCCCCGGCAACGAGCCGCGAGCCGTTGCCCGCCAACACTGGCGATGAAGCGGATGACAAGCCTCCTGTTCTTTCTCAATCTGCAATTCCGAACGACGGCGAAGGCGACGACACACCCGCCGGTGACGAGCCGCAAGGCGATGACGCACCGCCCGGAGATGAACCGCCCGTGGGTGACGATGCTCCCGCCGGTGACGAGCCAGCCGCACCCGCCCAGATCAGTGACGTGGTGACAGCCCGGTTGAACACCGAACTGCAACCGCTCATTGACGAGCTGACCAAAGCCGGGGCAAAAGGCGCGCTGCAGATCCTGCAGAAGCGCATCCCCAAGCTGGTGGATCAGCGGGACACGGAACGCAACGCCCGGTTGCAAGCCGAGCAAAAGCTGACCGAGTTGGAAGGCGAACTGGAAACCGCCAAGACCCAGAAGTCTGAGGACAGAGGTCCGAAGGCAGAGGGGACACACCCGGCGGTGGCCAAGCTCTCCAGCCAGATCAGCGAGGTGGACGGGTTCATCAAATTGTTCCGATCCAACCCCAACGGCGTGGAGATAGACGACGGGCAAGGCGGCAAGACGATGCTCACCGGAGACGAGGTGTCCGACCATCTGGAACGGTTGCGGGACAAACGCACCGAACTGATGACCGAGCGCAAGCTGGCCGAGCAACGCGTGGCAGACAACTTCCAGCAATCGTATCAGCAATCACACGCGCTGGCGGTGAGGGTTTATCCGTGGCTGACCAAGCCGGACGCGCCCGAACAAGCAAGGCTCAAAGCCATGCTCACGGCCATGCCAGGGTTGAAGCAGTTCCCGGATTACGAGCTGGTGGTAGGGCATTACCTGCGGGGAGAAGCCGCTGCGGTGGCAGAGGCCAAGGCCAAAGGCCAAGCGCCCGCCAGCCGCAAAGCACCGCCCAGCCGCGAGCCGACCAAAGTGGTCACCGAAGCTCCCGGCGGCAAGGCCGGTCCGGCAGATGCCAAGACCACAGCCCAGCAGGCCGTCAAGAAAGCGGAAGAGCAGTTCAAGAAGACAGGCAAGAAGGAAGATTTGCAGAAATGGGAGTCCGCCAAGCAACGCTTGAAGCGGGCCTATTCAGACAGTTCGCGGGCGGGGCACACGCTTAGTGCCGTGTTGGAAACCAAAACTGTAACATGAATGCATCAGCTTATTCGCCCGGCGTGACCGGCGGCAGACGCGAGGACCTGCGCAACGTCCTCACCGTGCTGGAACCTCAGGAGACGCCGTTCGTCTCCCGCGTGAAGAAAGGTCCAGCCCCCAAATCCACTCTCGTGGAAACCCTCGGGGACACACTCCGCGCGCCCAAGCGCAGCGGCACCAAGGAAGGCACGGATGCCGCCAAGGGTGGCAACAAGGCCAGCGCGCGTTCCCGTTTCGGCGTCTATATCCACCGCATGATGGAGAGCTACGGCGTCACGGACGTGCAACAGATCATCAGCCAGAACGGTGGGCAGGCCGCCGTAGATGATGAATACGGCAAGGCCAAGTCCAAGACGCTTCTGGAGATGAAGCGGGACATGGAAGCCATCTGCCTGGGCGATCAGGACACCAGCGGTGGCACGAGCGAGGCGGACATGGTCACGCGCGGCGCGTTCAGTTGGGTCAGCTCCAGCGCGCAAGCCAGCAACGCTGTGCCCAGCGCGTTCCGCACACCCTCCACAGCCATCGTGAGCGGCAAGAGCTTTGCCGGCACACGCTTCACCGAGGACGACCTGAACGGCGTCCTGAAAGCCTTGCGCAAGGTGTATGGCGGCAAGCGCACGTATCTGGGTCTCGGTGGCGCGAACGCCATTGACACCGTGGATCACTTCACCCGCGTGGACGTGGGCAGCAATGCGCGCTATCGCGTGCAGGAAATGGCGGACGAACACGAGATCACCATGATGGTGAATGTGTTTGAATCCAGCTTCGGCCGGGTGGAGTTCATGACGGATGACTTCATCAAGACGGATGCCACCACCGGCGCAGCGGATGATGAGGCGTTCCTGCTGCTCAACCCGGACCTCTGGCACATTGACATGTTCGATGATCTGCACAGCGTGGATCAGGACGACAACGGTGGCGGACCGACTGGTTACGCCAAGTGCATGTTCGCCAACGTGTGCGATTCACCCAAAGGCAACGGAAAAATCTACAACTCTTAAGAGTTGGCCGATTTCTAAACCAAACGAAAATCGAAACGAACGAACGTTATGAAAAAATATCCTCTCAAAAGTTTGCAATACACCAAGCAAGGTCTCACAGACCTTTACATCTTGGAACAATCGGACTTCGTCACCAACACCACCACGGCGCACGTCCTCACGGCGTTGGCTGTGGGGGACATCGTGCATCGCGTCATCCAAGAGACCAAAACGTATCTGGCAGGGCCAGCCACGGGCACGGTTTCCACAGGCGTGGTCGGTGCATTGACGCAGTTCACCGCCGCGAGTGACGTGAAGAGTGCAGCCGCCAAGTATGTGGCTGCGGTAGCCAGCGTCACGCCGTATCCCACCAACACCGCCGTGAACCTCGTGGCCAACGCCGTTCTCGGCTCGGGCGCAGTCACAGCGGGTGAAGTGTGGATCTGGGTCGGCATCAGCCGGGCCGCTGAACGCGACGTTCAGGCGTAAGACACATTCCGCACCCGCCTGTCTGCGGGTGCGGTTTTCGTAGGTTGGATGAGTTGGGTTGTCATGTGGGTTGGCGGCGTGCGTGGGCATCGCCGCCAACCCCTCCCTCAAAATGCTTTTAACCGCTGGAAAATACACGGACGTGCGCCAAGCCAGCGCGCTCCGCCGCCCCGTCCAGACCGCCCGCCGTGGCCCTGGCATCTTCGTGCCCACGGTCAAAGGCTCGGCCAATTGCCTGCGGGAATGGTTCTGGCGCGAGCTGAAGGACGGCGGTTTCTTGCAACGGTATTTCACTCGCGAGAAGGCGCGCACGCCCAACGCCATCCGGCACGTGGCCCGGCTCATGCAAGGCTTCAAGCAGAATCCCAAATCCGATTTCCAACGCAAGGCCACCATCCCCGCCAAGCTGTATCACCGCTGGAAGAATGAGGACGAACATTTCTTTGATGACGACGCCAACCTGCGCAGCCTGAAGCGGGACAATCCCGATCTGCCCGTGTTCGTCGGCCCACGGCAGATGCCCACCACCCGCCTTCGCAAAAGCTACGGCGCGGCTGGCCGCGCTCAACCCTCAACCCTCAACCCTCAACCCTCCTCGTGAGCCGCCGCGTCACCTATCTCAGCGTTCTCGATCGCATCGCCAGTTATCTGGGGGATGCGGATGGCTTGAACACGGATGACAAGACGCTGGCCGAGGCCAAGATCAATCTCTGTTTCCGGCTGGGTTACGAGCACTTCTTTCATCCGGACATCACGCTCATCGAGGAGCGGACGTTCCGCCCGTATTACGATGCCGCGGAGAACGTGACCGCCCCCACCACCACGGCCGCCGTGGAACGCTATTTCCCGCAGACGGACAGTTACTATCAAACCCTCGTGGCGCAGAGTCCCGCCGCGCAAGCCCCCGCCACGGGCAGTGCGGGCAGTTATGTGGAGAATTCCGCCTACTGGGCGGCGTGCGCGGCAAGCTATTCTGGGGACGATCATGCGAACGCCACGGCTTACACCGTGGGGCGCATCGTGCGCAACCCTGCCAACCGCCGTTATTACCAGTGCCACACCGCGCACACCAGCGCGAGCGCCACGTTGGACGCCACCAAGTTCGGCATCCTCACGCCATTCGTGCGGTCGCTGGAATTCGCGCAAACGGGCACGACAGAGATCGGCGAGTGCAAGGTCATCTGGGCGGCAGATCCGCGCTACGGCATGGCCCGCCGCGTGGCAGGCGGGCGCGGGCCGGACTTCTGGACGCGGCAGAATTACCTGCAAGTGCTGGGCACTGCCAGTGTGATCTATCCGGAATTCCGCAAACCCTGCCCAGTGTTCAGCGGGGCCACCCGCAGCGATACCGCCACGTATGTGAGCGGGGATCAGAAGTATGATGCTGCCACGGGAGATTTCTGGATCGCCAACGCGGCCGTAAGCGCGGGGCAAAGCCCCACCACCACTCCCGCCAAGTGGGATCGCGTGGTGTTCCCGTATTACCTGGCGGAATACGTGGCGCAGAGCGCCTACGCCATGCTCACCAACAAGGAGCAGGAGATGCCCGAGAATTTCACCATCCAGATGACCGCCGGCTACCCGTTGTTGCTGGTGGAACTGGACAAGCTGGAACGTCAACAAGGCCAAAGCCGCCAACTCACCGTCTGCAACTAAACACAATTTATGGGACACCCCACCGTTACCTCCAACCCCGTTCACAAAACTATCAGCACCCTGCGCACCGCCAATGGTGACGTGCTCGCCGCCAACTACGGCCGGCGGGACGGGCTGGTGCAGAACCTGTCCACCACCAAACTCTACGTGAAGAAAGGCACGGGCTGCAGTGACACGGATTTCACTGTGATCCTCGCGCCCAGCACCGTGGAGGATGACGGCTACGGCGCGAGCCTGCCGCTCGGCCCTTACAGCGGCGTGGTGAGCATCTATTCCACCGTCACCCCGCGCGCCATGGTGAGCGAGGACATCGGCTGATCCATTCAAAATGAAAAATTCAAAATTAATAATGGGCATTCTGACCTTCGGACTGCTGTACGCCTTTTGCCTTTTGCAGTGCTTTGCCCCGCCCCCGGTGTATCCGCCCTCACGCGGCGGCTCAGGCGGCACGGGCGGCGTGTTGACCAACAACACGGTGGCGGCTGTTATTGCCAACTTTTACACCAACAGCACGCCGCACTGGATTGATGGCGAGGCGAGGCTCGGCACGTCCACGGCGGGCCGCATCCAAGCGGCGGTGACGAACAGTGACAACACGCTGTTCTTTCATTACCAGAACGAGGTAGCGGTAGTGGGTGCAACGAGCAACACCATCAGCTTCAAAGTGCCGCCGGGCGGCTGGTGGAAGTTTATTGGACTGACGACCACGGCAACGGATGGTTCGCAGCAGCTACTTTACACCGCCACCAACGGCAGCGTGAGCTTTGCCACCAGCGCAGGCAATGCGGCCACGGTGACGGACGGTGTGTATGGAGCCGGCCTCGCGGCGGGGAGTCATCCGATCAATGGGCAGCCGATTACGAACTTACTTTCGGCGTTGGCGCAGCTTGAATCTGGTTCGGCAAAGACTTCACGCTCACCGGGCGGATACGCCACACTTGGCGCATACGGCACAAACAATACGTCCTCAAGTTTTGTGATTGGTGCAGGAAATCAAGGCATTGTCAAAACTCTGTTTTGTCATCTCGACGTGGGTTCCACTGGTGGCGTCCAGACCAACATCAACAGTCTTGATTTGCTCATCTACACTGATGGCACAGCTACGGGAAACCTTACTGCGCGAATCAAGGTTGCCGACCTGCTAAATTGTTATTACCGATACCCGACGACTAATTGGACGATTCGTAGTCACTCGCGCTTCCTTTCCTTTTACACCGATCCACTGTCTGAACGCAGCGGATTTCCGCTGTATCATTTCACGCTTAATTTACCAATGCCGTTCACCAACGGAATCAGCTTTAAGCTCACAAACTCGGTGGCAGGAACGACATGGACACACGGATATTTTCAGGCGCAATACGAGTTGAAATCCTTGTCGCCAGAATTGTTTTCGACGCGGGCTTACATCACCAACATTCACGGCGCAATGTCGTCTGGAACATCTAACTTTCTGTTTTCTGCCACGGGCGCAAGTGAGATCGTGGGTTTCCAGATCGGACTCAGCAACTCTTCGCTTTCAGACGCTGCACAAGGTTTGGCGGATAAAGGACTGGCGTTCTACATTGATTCAACTGTTTTTACTTACGATCTCGACGACTGGCTAGAGAACACCTATGCAGGTGTCTATGGGGAGTTTCTAGCACAAGAAGTCGGTTGGCCTCACAACGATTACGACGCCACGCTTGACGGCGGCGGCGCAGGCGCTCAAGAAGCCTACCGATGGCTTCCTCAAGACTCGATCAGAAGCACAAACTCTATGGTGGTTTATTTCGACGGCAACGTGGTTATGGAGTCGGCCTACTACAACTTCTTCTATTACAAACGATGAAAACATTTTTAGCAATTTTACTGGTCGCATCCGCTGCGTTTGGGCAGGGAACTATCTCACCGATTAAAGACTCTCGCGGATTCATCGGCGGCACGTTCACTGGAAATGCCTCTGGACTGACAAACTATCTCGGCACGAATTATTTCGGGGAGTTGCGGATTACTGGTGCGCCGAATCATGGCGCAACTGACACATCAGGAACTCCGTCACGCCTCACGAATTGGAATAGCTCTGTTTCGTTTGGAGTTGGGGTCAACGCTTCTCTGGGCTATCTGACTAACAACGTCGAAGGATACTGGACGATTTCTGGCGAGATGAATGTCTCCGCTGATGATGTTGAAAACTACAACTTCCAACTTAGCTCAAATGGGGTTGTGATAGCTCCAACAATCAGGAGCTTCACATTGGCTGGAACTTCTTACGTTGCGGCAATTCCATTTAGTTACACAAGCTATCTGCCCGCCAACACTCGCATTTCGATAGGCGCATGGACAGACGTTGCGCCAACCGCTAACACCGTTACGCTTGGAACTTTTCGCATCGAAAGGAAATGACCGACTACTCCAACAACCTAAAACTGATGCGCGACATGCAGAACTTACAACGCATCAAGAATGTTGAGCTGTATGCGATGCGGTTGCTTCGTGCTGCTAGGTGGATAAAGGGGCGCATATCTCGCAGGCTGGACATTCCGGTTGGTTGTTTTGTTCTGTTGTTTGCTTTGGATTGCTTCGCGCAACGCGGCACGATGACTCCTGAGCCGACAGTTGGAACACTTGCTTTGCCTGTGCCTAAGTTTAGACAGACGGTTCTTCGCTGGGACAATCCGCCGGGAGCAAGCAACGTCGTCTCGTGGGGGTTGGCTCGTAACGCATGGACGAATGGCAATCGCACTATCAATACCAATGCTTTCTTTGTGACAAACGGCTGGCATTACAGGGTGACGGCGATGGTTTCTGGCGTTGAGAGCGTCCCGGCACTTTGGCCGAGTAATCGCGTGGGTC